TTATCCGCGTTTTTCCAAAGAAAGGAGTAAATAAAATGGCGTCATTCAAAGAACGATTAAAGGAGTTACGAGAAGAAAAAGGACTATCAAAGTGGGAATTATCAAATCGCCTGAATACTAACGCTTCACCACATACAATACGAAAATATGAAACAGAAGGTGTAAATTCAAAAGTAAATAATATCATCGAATTAGCTAAGTTTTTCAATGTAACTACTGATTACTTACTTGGAGTTTCTGATGAAAGAATTGTAGATTTATCACAAATTTCAACAGATGAATTATTGACCGAAATTAAAAGGAGAATTAATGAAAAAATCAACGTATAAAACGCCATAAACCCACGTCTCCCAATGGTTCGACAGTAAAAATAATGGTCAAACTGTCGTGACCGATTTTTTGGTCAAAGTGATTTTTAAACCCTTGATAATAGTGGATTAGTCAAGTGCAAGTGAGCGCCATTTGGTCACGAAAATGGCTAAAATCGTGACCATTTTGACTAAAAAATGCGTTTGTAACGGCTTCATCCGTTACATGTAACGGTTATCCGTTACGCTAAAAACCCAGTAATATCAAGGGTTTGGAAGAGTGTAACGGGTGTAACGGATGAAATCAACTTCTTTATAAATATATAGAAAAAAAATATAAGAAAAAAATAGATATATAAAAGAAATTATATACTTTATCCGTTACAAAATGGGTTGAAAAATGCCTTAAACCCTTGATACGACTGGATGTAACGGATGTAACGGATGTAACAGATGGTAACGCATTTTCGTCAAAATAGGCAGGTGATTCTATTGTATGAATGGATAAAAGATTATCAAAAACTAACCGAAGAAATTGCCTATCTTGAATTTAATCTTGAACAAACAGAACGTGAACTTAAAAGGTGGATCGAAGGGGATTTATCAAAAGTAAAATTACAAGAAGATTCTTTAGGTGCTAAGGTTGAGGAAAATATTGAGAGGATAAAAAGTGACCTAGAATTTAAAAGAAAACAACGCGATGATCTGATCAAGTTAGTTAATACCTTTAAAGGTCTTGATAATAAAATATTGAGAATGAAATATATTGAAGGTAAGACACTTGAGCAGATAGCTGAAACACTAAATTATAGCGTGAGTCATATTCGAAAGAAACATGCCGAATTAATGAGAACGATCCGGTTTGTCGATGAATATTGTTCACTTTAGGTTCACTCATGAAATGTATGTTATCTATTGAAAAAACGATTTATGATGATAGCATAGAAAATCGTGTTTAAGAGTAACTCGAATGAGTTACTCTTTTTATTTTATTCGTAAAGTAGGTGAATCTATGAAATTACGTGATCATCTTACTGATGATCAGATTAAAAAATTAAAAGCAAAAACCAATTATTTATCGAGAAAGGACATCTTAGAATTGATGGGAGTAAATCGCGATACCTATAAAAGAGTGAAAGGGAGTTTGAGGAGAAAATGAAAGTGGAAATCAGAAAGACTGCTCAGGGTACTGAATACTGGGATACAAAAGAGAAACGCACACTATTTGTTCCTGCCGGTAAGAAGCCGCACTTTGAAGTGACAAAAAATCCCGAAACTATGTTGACTAAGGATGGCAAGAAATCCAAAACTGCAAAAATCACAAAGGGTAAGTCTAAGTCCAATGATGCAGAGTGAAATACTGTGCTGAACAAGGATGCAAGACTTTAATCTCATCCGGACGATATTGCGATGATCATAAGAGACGTAAGAAGGAAAAGCCTGTTTACTCAAAAAATCGCTCCTTCTATCGATCACAAGCCTGGAAGGATTTAAAGGCTTTCTGTTATGAGCGTGATAAAGGATGTTGTCAGCGTTGTGGAAAGTTTATCTTTGGTAAACGAGCTCACCATCATCATAGGATTCCGATTAGTGTTCGACCTGACTTGAAACTGGATCCGGACAATATCGTGACCGTTTGTCCACCATGTCATATGATTTTAGAAAACGAAGAAAAGGAAAAGATGAAAAAAAATTTCACGTGGAAACTATAAGCCCCCCTATCGAAAATTGATTTTTGGACCTTTTGGGAGGATAGGGTCGGTGGGCCTTTCCGCGCACCTCAGTGAAAAATTTTTTAATTTTAATTCGACAAATAGGAGGTGAATAGGATGCCGAGGAAAAGAGATCCAAGACGTGATGAAGCATTTGAAATGTTTAAAAAACATAGTGGAAATATCACCAATCGTGAGATTGGCAAACGTTTAGGTGTTTTGGAAAAAACGATTTCAGCATGGAAATGTCGGGATAAGTGGATCGAAAAAGTGGATTGTAGTACTACAAAACCTACTAAGAAAAAGAATACATCTATTGATTTCCGAGAGCAACAAAAAAATAAAATTATTGATGCACTTGTTGAAGCAGGCACCTATTCACCGGCTCTTGATTTACTGATCGAAATTTATTTGGATGCTTATGAAGAGTATCGGGAAAACAAAACTGAAAAACTTCGGAAAGAGCTCGCCAAATATCTTGGCCAACTCGGTTTGGACGGGAAAAATAAAGAGCTCATCAAAAAGAGCGGTAAACTTCTTGCTAAAGGCGATGAAGAAAACAAAAAAGAAGACGTTCCAATAAATAATAAGTTAGTTCAGTTTAGGCAGAGGATGGCACGATGATTGACTTTGAAACCAATTATGCAGATATTTTTGCACAAGAGGTTGAATCTCATCCAAAACTTTATCCGGATTCTGTCCATGCTGCCATAAAAAGATATCGCAAATGGCAGAAACGAAAAGATATTTGGTTTGACGTTAAAAAAGCCAATGCCATGCTCTATTTCACGGAAACCTTTTTAAAACACGCAAAAGGTAAATGGGCTGGAAAACCATTAATCTTAGAGTCATGGCAGAGGTTTAATTTTGCTAATATTTATGGCTGGCAAAAGTATAATGCTGCAGGAAAGGCAGTTCGTGTTATCACAACTGCTTATCTACAGGTCCCGAAAAAAAACGGGAAGACAATTATGGGCGGAGCCCCAGTTATTTATGGTATGTATGGTGAGGGCGTCAAAGGTGCCGATTTTTATATATCGGCAAATACCTTTGAACAATGTCAAAATGCGGCCATTCCGATTGCACTTACGATCGAAAATAGCCCGGATTTGAGACCAGGAACTCGAATTTACAAGGGCAAGGAAGATACTATACGTTCAATCAAATACACCTTTGTGGAAGATGGAATAAAATATGCGAATATGATCAAGGTATTGACGAAGGACAATGCCGGGAATGAAGGTAAAAACCCGTATATCAATTATTTTGACGAGGTCCATGCCCAAATGGACCGTGAGCAGTTCGATAATTTGCGTTCCGGTCAAATTGCTCAAGAGGAACCTCTTAATATCATTACCACGACAGCGGGTAAACAACCTGGATCCTTGGGTGCTCAAATCTATGCTTATGCTAAAGATGTCTTAAAAAATGACAATGATGACTCATGGTTTGTGTTAATTTATGAGCCTAATAAAGGTTATGATTGGACCGATCGTAAGGTTTGGCAAATGGTCAATCCGAACATGGGCGTTTCCGTCAACATGGAATTCTTGGAGAATGCGTTTAAAGAAGCACAGAACAACAGTTTCAACCGGGCTGAATTTTTGTCAAAGCACTTGGACGTATTCGTTAACTACGCGGAAACTTATTTCGAATTGGACCAACTCGAGAAAATGTTGGTTGATGATTTACAAGATGAAGAATTGGAAGGAATGGATTGTGTCGCTGGTGTGGACCTATCCCGACGGACAGACTTAACGTGCGTGAATTTAAACTTTCCGACATTTGATGATAAAGGAAATCCTATATTAAAAGTTAAGCAGATGTACTTTATTCCTGAGTTTGGTATTGAGGAAAAGGAAAAACAACGAAACGTTCCTTACCGAGAATTAGCTGAACGCGGATTTGTTACACTTTGTCCGGGAAAAACGGTTGATGAGGATATGGTTGACCAGTATATCATGGATGCATTTGAAAAATATAATTTGTTACAGATAAATTATGACCCAGCGTTGGCGGCAAAATTGGTTGAACGTTGGGAAATGCTTGGAATTCCATGTGTTGAAGTACCACAGTATCCAACACACATGAATGAACCATTTGATGACTTTGAATTACTTTTACTGCAAGAAAGAATATTGAATGGTGAAAAGGTTCCAGCAGTAATAACAGATAATCCGTTATTTGTTTTCTGTACATCAAATGCCAAAATTGTTACAAATATTAACAATTTAAAAGCACCAAGTAAGCGTAAAAGCCCGGAACATATTGATGGTTTCGTGGCTTTTTTAATTGCTCATAAAGAAACATTGAATATGATGGA